GAGCATTATAGCCAGTAAACATCGAGGGCCCCTAGGGGCCCTCTTTGGTTTAGAACGGGCTGTTCTGTGCAGACTCGTTGTATATATCGCGCACCATTCCCTCGAACTTCCCTCTGTGGTTCATTAACATCTGTTCAACTTCCTCAGCGTTACCGCCTTGGACATTGAAGTTCAGCACAGGGTTGTTGTTGGTGGTGTTCCCGCCTTGGTTCTGATTGGCTAGGAATGTGGACATATCTTTATTAAGTCGCTTGTCGACTACTCGCTCACCTTGCTCGAGTAAGTAGGTACCTGTATTAGGCACGTTGTCGATACCATCGTGGAACTGTCCTTTAACTTTCTGAAGCTGTACAGCACCAGCGACTGCTACCTTAGCACCGGCTGCCAGAGAGGCAGGGAACGGCAGCTTAAGGGCGTTAGCGATACCTTCAGCGGTAGACATAACGATGGACTTCAATGCCATAGCTTTCTGTAGCATTAGCATTTTCTTAGAGCCCTTAGACCCTGCTGCTAATACATCCTGCCAGCTACCATTAGCTAGGTCCGTCGTTGCCTTCCTGTAATCATTCTCGAAGGTTAGCAGCTTGTTCCAGTGGTTCATCTGCTGGTTAGCTAGTGCATCCAGACGGGCCTGCTCTTCGTCTAACTCTGACTGGTTAGCATCACCAGCCGGTACAGCGTCCAGACCTGCACCACCGTCTACAGTAGATGGGGTGAATACAGAAGTATCAAACTGTCCAAACGTGTACGCAGCAGCCTCACCAAGTCCCGCCAGCTTTTCCTGTAGGACCTGTATTTCTGCGGTTGCCTTTTCAGTGCTTATGTTTAAGGAGATGGCTTCTGCATTATCGAAGAATGGTATCTTATTATAGGCCTCGATCATTTTGTTAATCTTACCTGCAAACATTGTCAGAGCGCCATTCATGGCCTCAGCAAATGCCAACTTGAAACCTTTAACTCCGATCTTGATCTTAAGCCATAGCTTCTCAGCTGCCAGAGCCATATTGGCAAAGTCAGTCTTGAAGACCATCGCTACATTATCAACAGCTATGCCCATGTTCTTCATGGTCCGCTTCCAGTAGAACGACAACATATCTGCGTTCTCAATTACTTTATAGATACCGACACCTAGGGCTACAATGCCAGCGACTATCCAAGTTATCGGATTAGCCAGCATGGCCATAGCTAGACCTGTCATAGCGCTAGTCAGTGCGACAATACCGCCGACTACAATAGCTCCACCTAGGATACCAAGTCCTACAGCTATCTCGTCCGCATACTTAGCCATCGAGGCCAGAGCGGGCTCCGCTGCCTTCATAAACTTAGTAGCTGCCTGTGTGAGCCCACGGAACAGATCATTTAGACCATTCTCGGCTACTACCATCTGTAGCTCTTCCAGCTGCGAGTTGAATAGCAGCAGGTCGCCGTTCAGGTTGTCCATCTGTGTGGCTGCCATTTTCTCGGCTGCCTTACGTGCGTTATCTAGTTTCTCTTTAAGTGCGTCCGCACCCATAAGACCTTCATTCATAAACTGCATCATTGCAGAACCAGCACGACGACCGAAGATAGCGATCATATCTTGCTCGTCACCGCCTGCGGCTTTTAGGTCCTTAAGTATTTCTGTAAGACCTCGGACATTACCTTCCGCGTCTTTAGTGTGAACACCCAGCTTACGTAATACCTTACTCTGCTCGGTCATTGACCCAGTAGCCTCGGCGATAGCTTTCTCTGTGAGGCCTCCTGTGGTCGCCAGTGAGGCGAAGGTGCCACGTAGAGCCGTACCAGCCATAGAGCCCTTGATACCAGCGTTGGCCATCATACCAATCAGCGTAGCGGTCTCTTCGATCTCCATGCCCATAGCTCGGGCAGATGGTGCAGCGTAGGACATAGCGGTAGCTAGGTCCGTTAGGTTGGTGTTACTTTTTGCTGTAGTGACAGCGAGAACGTCAGCGGCTCTCTCGAGCTCTGTGCTGGACATACCCAGACCCTTCATAATGTTAGTCATAAAGTCTGCGGTGTTCTGTACGCTTGTCTTAGTAGCAGCTGCGAGGTCCAGTGTTGGTCGCAGTGCGTCGTTGATCTCTCGAACATTCAAACCAGCCTGTGCTAGGAACGTCCCCGCTTCTGCGGTTTGTGTTGCTGTGAACTTAGTCGCCTTTGCTGCGTTACGCATAGACTTGGACAGTGCGTCCAGCTGATTACTGGTGGCCCCTGTCTTAGCTTCTACGTCACTAAGTGCCTCGCTGAAGTTGCCGTATGTTTTGGCTGACTCCTGAAATACCTTACCCCCGCCGACACCAAGAGCAGCGAAGGCTGCTGTGGCTGCCTTGGCTCCCTTCATCATCTTACCGAATGACTTGTCTGCTGAGTTGGATGCTTTCTCGAGGTCCTTGCGGAACTGTGCGCTATTGGCGACTAGATCAACAGATAATCTGCTTATCGTAGCCATTGTGTACCCTTCTTATTTTAAGCGGCGTGATCGCCTTTGTTGAGTTCGGGCTGACTTCTCTATGCCTGTCCTGAGTAATCTCCGGAAGTGCATAAAGACGGTCTTCTCTTTGCCCTGAATAGCTGGCCGCATAAACGGCTGAGCTTTTGTTTTACTATTGCCATACTCGATGTTAAGTGCTTGGTGCCCCGTGACACCATGCTTACGACTGGCTCTACCAGCAGATACAGACGCTACCATAGAGGCCTTACGGCCTATCTTACGGAGTCGTCTTAAGTCTGTGGAAGCTGAGGTCCTGACAGTAGATGCCAGACCCCCAGTGTCTTTAGGGACGTTCTGCCTCACACGCTGGGCTACAGGTTCCATTGCGGATTTACCTGCGGCCTTCAGCGTCTTTTTATGTAAGTCGTGGTCCAGCTCTTTGAGTGCGGACTCTAGCTCTTTAAGCCCTGAGACCTTAACGGTCAGGAATTTCTTAGCCATTGGTTTTCTCCGCTAGTGATTTGAACAGTGCCATTTGTTTGACCTGTTCCTGTTTACGGTCCATATAGGACATAGACTTCGGCTGCTGATAAATGCGTATGAAGTCGGTAGGCTGTAGGACCTTCTTACTACCAGCACAGTTGGCTGTAGTTGCGGCTATGAGACCGGCCCTGTAATCCTCCCGAGCAGGACCGAAGGGCTCTATGGAATAGTAGGCCATCCACTCTGCTAACTCCTGAGAGGATAGGCTATTTTCCAACTGCCTTACGGTCATACCAAGGTGGCCAGCTAATCGGAACTTGAACCGACGAGCTGGGTCTCTTTTTAGTTTCCCTCGAGTTCTGCTACGTCCTCGTCTGACATACCAGACATGCTTCGGGCTATATCAAACAGACGGTTAACTACTTGGGCGTTTTTCTTACCCAGTTCGATAGCGTCGCTGTCTTTAAATACTCGCTCTCCCTTGTCGTCACAGATAGTCAGAACTACCAGACGTGCGCGGAGGTTGTCTAGGTTTGCAGAAGCGCCGATGCTTGCTTCGAAGTGGTCGCGCTCTCGCGCTGTTAAGCCACGGACACACAGCTCACCGCCCCACTCTGGGACAGTTACAGTTTTAATGTCTAGGTCTACGGCCTGAAAAATTGCTTTACGGTCTAACATGGTAAGTCTCCAATATTAAAAATCATTTAAAGGCCCACCCCGAAGGGTGGACCGTTATTAAGTTACTGTACTACTTAGGCAGTAACGAGGCTAAAATCTACAGCACCGTCGATAGCGATTTCTACGTTAGCAGAAACAACATCTTCGACAGGAGTGTCGATAGCGTATGAAGCGATGTAGCCAGTGAACTCAGCAGTAGCATTCTCGCCAGCTGATACCCACTTGATTACGAACAGCTGCTCGCCGCCGTTGTCGTACTTAGCTTTAAGAGCTTGGTGGCTAGTGTCGCCAGCTACCCAGTTCAGGGTAAGGCTCAAAGTGCCAGAGTCTTTCTGACCTACGAGCTTCTGCTTGTAGCCACTTCCGTAGCTGTTGTACTCGATGATGTTAGCAGACAGCTCCAGAGTGCCTACAGATGATACTTCGGCGACCTTGGTAGAGGAGCTCAGTGCGTCGCCAGTTGTAGCGATCATATGCAGCTCAGTTGCTAGGCCGTGGAATGGGGATGCGATTGCAGTCATTTTAAAATTCCTTAGTTGGTGTATATGTTGATAATAATAATATTACGGTAGAGCTTCTGCTCTTCCTCGTATGTGTTGATTACACTTTCCACATGGGCACCAGTAACACTGGTAGAACCCATAGGACCGTGTAGTCCGTTCAATAGGTCGATCACGTTCTCGCTTACCTGACGCATGGTCACGTAGCTAGGACTGTAAACCTGCAAGGTTACGTTATAGCGTTTAACACTCTCTAGGCTGCCTACTTGAGCCTCTGCGAACCCAGCACCTACATCGTAGACGATGGCTGTGGTGTTGGTGTCCTGTGGTAGTCTTAAAGCATACACGCCTGTCCCTACTGCGGCTGTGATGTCGGCATTACTGAGGATATGGCTTCGGAGATTAATGTCTATCATGCTCTCGCCTCGCATATCATCTGTATCTCACGGTCCCGCATCATCACGTTAGCGATAGAGTTGATCTCGAGAGTTGTGCCTTTTATTGTCATATAAGCATTACGTGGTAAGGTTGTGAGCTCTGAGTAGTAACGGAAGCGCAGATCAAACTCGGTCTTGCTGACCATAGCGTCTGACTCTTCGTACTCTCTACGCGGAACTGTCGTAGCAGAACAGGCGTAGGTGCCTAACTCTGTGAACGACTGATCAACCTCTCCCCACTCATTAGTAGCCGTGGTGGGGACATATATAGTTGCTTTCTGTCTTAGTTTTCCGGCTCGCATGGGTTTACCTCAACTTGAATGGGTGGAGTAAATCCTTAGCTGCTAGGACAGGCTTAAGGGCCTTAATGTTTGTTCCCACTATCTCATTCTCTCTGTGCTCCCAGAGGCTGGCAGCTATTAGCAGAATGGCGGACTTAATTGGTGCTGGGACCGCTGCCGGAAGAACTCCGACCGTGTAGGTAACTTTAACCACATCCGGCTCACCTGATGCGACATCGGCGGGCCACTGTGCCCCCATTGCGGGGTAGAGGTATGAGCGACCATTGCGGTCGATCTGTCTGTAGTCAGAAGCTGAGAGCGCCTCTAGTGTGTAGCTGCTGTTGTAGTAGGTGCTGGATACGATTGCCGTAGCCTCACCGCCTAACAGCTGAAGGGGTTGTTTACTTGTGGTGTTAGCTGGGAAGCTATCGAAGCTCTGGGCCACTGTGCGTACAATAAAGTAGCGCCCTGTGTACTGCTCTGCCCATAAGGTGGCTGCTGCTATCATATTGACAGCCTGATTGATCTCACCCTGATCGCTTGTAGTGTAGACAATGTGATCAAAGAAGTCGTCCGAGGTTATCGGGTAAACACCTGCCAGACCACTAGACGCTAGGTCCACTGTGTTAGCTAGGACCCACTCCGTGGTGTACAGCTTCAGCTGGCCGTTAGTGGTGTCGAACCATAGGTCGCCAGCCGTGGGTGAAGTAGGAGCTGTAGTACTTACCGTTGTGTGGTTAGACTCAGACTCCAGAGCATCAACCTGTGCATCTAGTGCAGCGACAGTAGCCTCAACAGCATCAATCTGCTGGATTATTGTGGCTGGGTCGCTGCTAATGAGGACAGGAAGGTTGCTGCTATTACCGATATACAGCTTGTTATCGGCTGAGTTGTAGAACATCACGCCCACAAGCAGGGACGTAGGGACGTATAAAGCTACGTCCGATCTGTTTAATTGTACCTGTGACATAGTATGTCCTTAATTAATGTTAGTTCTGGCGTATGCCTTCACTGGTCCGTATTCCAGAGTTACCTTGTTAAACACGAAGCCCCAGCACCAGACCACATCGCACTCTTTGTGAGTGTTCTCCGGTAGTGGATACGACAGGCCTTTATCAGCACAGAACTCACGTATGAGCTTAGGGGTGGCGTATGCATAGTAATCCACCCAGTCGCTGATGGTTCCGTCCTGACTGTGCGTGGCCGCGTAGAAGTTACCGTCGTTATATGGCAGCTCAGGAGTCTCACCTTCGTATAGTTTGAAAACCACCTTAAGCATTATTGCCTTAGTTTCAGAATCGAACTTAAGGCCATACCAATCCATAAGGTTTGAGGTTGGGTAAGATGTTCCAAACTCAAGTAATAACTTTTCACTCGGAACTTGCCCAAAGTTGTAGAAGCTCAGACCACTGTTAACATAAGGCTCCCTGTATGATGTGTATCTCCCGATTATGTTAAATTCCCACCGCAGCCAGTCCTGATAATCAGGAAAGCTCGCCTGTAGTTCTTCAGCCATAGCCCTAGCCTCTGTCGTACCAGTAGAGTAGTCCTGACGAACTATCTGCTTATCACAGTAGACATCATCTCTACATTGGGTTGATTTAAACTTACTCAACGCTGTTTGCAAAAGAGCATCGTCAATAGCCAGCTGGACTTCAGCCTCAGTTCTGTTACCAATGGGGACTTCAATATACAGGTCGTCCTTAGCTACGCAGGCGAAGGTTGCGTCTAATTCCATTTCATCTTTTTTGTTTGTATATTCTCTTTCCATTATTCAAACTCCACTGCGTTAACTGTACCGGTTGATCCGAAGGGACTACTTGTAGTTGACCACGACCATGTAGTTTCCGTACTAGTGCTTGAAAAAGTTGCTGATGTTCTGGTGTAGGTTGTTGAGCCTACTTTCATACTTGTCCAACCACTATTAGAAGCTGACCCGCTTACAGTTAGATACACTCGGTTCCATACAGTAGCTCCGGTGTTGTTAGTGCCCAGCCAAGCTAATCGGGTGATTGTCTTGTTACCTACTGGGTTAAGTGTTCCATCTGAAATAGAACCTAATGCGATACTTGCGTCGTAGCCTTTTGTAGTTGCCGTGTACAGGGTCGCGTTCGCCGTTCCTGTTGTAACAGTTTGAGTATCTAGCAGGGCGCTGGCCCCATACCACTCTGCAAAGTTCATCGCGGCCCCACTGGCTTTGCCAATGAGACCACGTATGTCGGAGTCGTTAAGAGTACTCGAACCTGTGGCAGACCCACCAGCCTCGGCATGTATATCGCCGAGACTTATCATTCCTGAGGTTTGTAGTGCCATGTCTATTCTCCTTCTAACTGAGCAACCCGAGCCTCTAGCTCTTTAACGGATTGGACCAGTAGTCCGATGATTTGGTTATAATCGACAGTTAGATAATCAGAGCCGTCTCGCGTTGACTCGGCAGTGCTCACAGCGCTGGGAAAAACCTTTTGTACTTCCTGTGCAATAACACCAGCACCAGCTACGCCGTCACGTTTCCAGTCCCAAGACACGCCACGGATAC